TACTAAAATCCTCTACAGTAAACTTAAAGTCTTTTAGATCAACAGTTCCAATTGATGGACTTACGATTGATATCGAAGTAATATCAAATATTGTTGTTTCAATATTAGTCGCCATATTATGATCTCATCAATCTGCGCAACTCGTTCTCTATTGATGGAACAAATGTTGGTTTAATAATAATGATGCTTCGTTTTTCTTCATTTAGATTTAATTCATAATCATAATAAGTTACAGGAGCAATAGTAGTGTCGACTGTTAAAGTTGATCCATCAACTAGATTATAGGTATTTGAATACGATATGTTCACATTTTTATCAATTACAGAATCAGTTTCCCAATTATAATCTTTTGCAGTTACTTGATATTTGGTTGTTGTCTTTTTACCATCGTAATTATTTGATGCAACTTCTGTCAATAAAGAATAATAAGTTGTATTTGAAGCCCAATTATATCCATCATTATTATAAGTCATTCCTACAACTTTATGAGTCACATTTGAAGTTGCGCCAGTTACATTTGCGTTATTTGCGAAAACTTGGTCTGCAAATTTAATTTGTAGTGTTTTATTTCCGCTGCTATAAGCAACAACTGTTCCAACGCAATCTGCCTTATCTAAAGAACTTCCCTGATATACTGTTTCGCCGACCGTGTAACTTGAGGTATATGATTCAGATGGATCCAGATTAAATGTTATTGAACTATATTTTTTATTAATATAATCTTCTAATTGATTTGTGCTTAAGACCCAATCATATTGAGGATCTAAAATATTATTCGACAGTAAAATGATCCAATGCTTTTTTGGATCTTTATACATTTTATATGCAATATCTTCTGGTCGCTCTCCGTCTTTTACAGAATAATTGTAAAAGATGCTCGTATTGTTAATACTCTCAGAAAGAAAATTAACCTTTGCAATTATATTTGTGACTGCTTTCGGATTTGCAACACCCAAAGATGTTGAATATAACATTTTGGGAAAATTGGAAAAATATGACATTAGTATCCAGCCTGAATATCTTCTTTGGTGAGGATGATTGTTTCAGTAAACGTCAATTGGACTTGGGTTTCAACTGGCTGAAAATCTTCATACGCAGAAAATTGACCGCTTGGAGCATAATTGACGTCAATATTTGTAAGCACGCACTGAGCGATTCTTGGCATTTTTGTATTCGGTATCGCTGCGCCATTCGTCATTACTAAAAATTCAATCTCAAATTGAGATGGTGGAATAAAGTATCTTGAATTGTCTGTTGCACCTACGCCAACACCAAAAAAAGTTCCTGCCAATCCATCTTCACCTGATCTTTGATAATTTGGAGCGGCATGATAGCGAAGCGTGCGAATTATGCCTTCAATTGTTTCCGCTTCATTCGCATTTCTTGGAACAAATTTGAAGGTAAAGACAAACTCTCTATTCTTACTTCCCTTAAACAATACTTGAAGTTGAGGATTTAATGCATATCCAGAGTTATAAAGAGCCAAGTCAGTAATGTTTTGCCCCAACAATTGCACACCAGCAATTCGAGCATTCTCACCCAAACGAGCTCCAATTTCTGTAACAGAACCTGTCCCTAAAACTCCCAAATTACCAAGAGCATCTGTGACAGAAACAGCATCGTAATCATGACGATCAACGAAATTGAGACCATCTGGCATATAAAGATTAATATATGAGAGTGGATCAGTAACTACGTTTTGACTTCCAGAAAATCCAGAATCAAATGCATTTGCGACCGCAAATGCACCTGTAAGTTGCGCTGCAGAGACAGCAGCATCCCCCACAGCGTTTAAAGCACCAGAAGCTCGAGAACCTTTTGAGGCAAATTCTTCAACAACTCTTCCAACTACTGCACCTGCAGCTCCTGCAAGTACTGCAGTGACTGTTGTAGGATTTACAATATCTGTTCTAAGCCTCCCTTCTTGGGATGCTTTTCTAGAAAAATCTAGTGTATTCGGAGTTATAATTGGTACAGCATTCACATCTCGTATTTGACGAAAAATCAACAATCTCATCACATACTTAAATTGATTGTTGTTACCTAAATCTTGAGGATATGTCAGAACTTCTGCGCCTTCTTCAAACGTTTCCAATGCCTTTAATGGACCATCGAATTGTTTTGGTCGCTCAGCTAAAACTAACTCTCGTTCTTTTTTTGCTGGTCCTGTACTGCTTCGAGTGAGTGGTCCTGCCATTAAAATGTCCTATAAATAGTTGATGGCTTACAGTGGAAAATTTAGTCCGAAAAATACCAATAAATATTTAGGTGATCCTACGAACATCTGGTACAGAAGTCTCTGGGAACGCCGAGTCATGGTGCATTTGGACACAAATCCAAGTGTGATCGAATGGTCAAATGAAGAAATCGTTATTCCGTATTTATCGCCTGTTGATAATCGCTGGCATAGATACTTTCCAGACTTCTTTGTTAAGATAAAAAATCGAACTGGAGTTGTGGAGTCAATGATTTTAGAAGTAAAACCTAAAAGTCAGACTAAACCACCAGTAAAGAAATCTAAGATCACACGAAGATATATCACCGAAGTTATGACTTGGGGTGTAAACGAAGCAAAATGGAAGGCTGCATCAGAGTATTGTAAAGATCGTAACTGGACCTTTAAATTAATCACGGAACAAGAAATAGGTATCTGATGCCATCACTACTTGATAAATTAAAATCTGAAATGACCGCAGCGGGATTCCCGCCTCGATCTCAAAATGCTCGAGCATGGTTGTTCGGTAAGATATCTCAACTTAAAATTCCATCAAATCGTTCGAACATTCTAAACGATGCAAACAGAATTTCCCCTCGTGCATTCGTGGGAAGAATGTATTTCTTCCATTACGATCCGAAATATAAAGATAAACTTCCAGTTTGGGATAAATTCCCACTCGTTCTTCCGATGGAAATGTATTCAGATGGATTCCTCGGATTGAATCTACACTTTATTGATCCATACACTCGTCTGCTATTATTAGATCGTCTGCAGGATTTTATAAACAACGATAAATACGACGATACTACAAGATTTAGATTATCTTATGATTTATTGTCTAAATCAAGAAGATTTAATATGATTGAGCCATGCGTGAAGCGATATCTTTATTCTCATATTCGTTCGTCATTAATTTATATTGAGCCTAGTCAGTGGGAAACTGCAATATTTTTGCCAACCGAAAAGATGGTGTATAAAACGTAATGGAAGATCCAGTAAGACCAATTTCTCAATCAGCCATCAATTCAACAAATGGCACAACGGTTGGTAGCGTAGAACAACAAAGCGATTCTGCTGCATTAGCCGCTGATGTTGTTCAAGATGTTCCAGTAACATCTGATGGATTAGAAGAATTTACTACTCAAGGCAGAAACGAAAATTTCTCTAGTATCTCAGGTTTTCTGGCTAGAAATCGTGTTACTGGATTTTCTCGAAGCAATAGATTTATCGTTGACTTTCAACTACAAAAACTATTCTCAGAATTAAATCAACAAGATTTCTCAAATCTTCTCAGTTTTAAATGCGAGCAGGCAGAGTTTCCAGGAAGAGAGTTGATCACTTCAGACGCCAGAATTTACGGACCAAGTTATAAAAGTCCATATATGAGTGCTTATGGAGATGTGACGTTAACATTATTGTGCGATAACAATCTAATTCAAAAACAAATCTTTGAAACTTGGATGAGTATTATCAATACTCCATACTCTTTTGACTTTAAGTATAGAGAAGATTATGTTTGTACAGTTCAGATTACTCAGTATAACGAATTGAATCAAGCAATGTTCATGTGCCATCTCTTAGAAGCATATCCTGTTTCAGTTGCTCCGCTTCAAACTAACTGGGGTGATGATGCAGTAAACAGATTGCAGGTGACATTAACCTATCGTTATTGGAAATCTGAAATTCTTAAAACAAATGATGAGGCTGAATATCTAGATCTGCAGCAACAGCATACGATCAATCTTCAGCAGCCAAGATTTAATTTGATTAGCACTGGCGATCTCTTTTCTGTAGAAAATAGAGAACATCAAAGAAAGATCACTAGAGCAAACGAAGAAAGTAGAAATAATTTTAGAGCGATTGTAGACGAAATAATGATTGCAAATGAAGGTATATAATTGAGGAATAGTTATGGCTTTACCAAAAATTGATTTGCCAATTTATAGTGTGCACCTTAAATCAGAAAACAAAGATGTACGCTTCAGACCTTTTGTTGTAAAAGAAGAAAAACTTCTTATTATGGCATTAGAATCTAACGAACATAAGATGATTATTGATACGATTAAACAAGTCATCAATAATTGTTTAGTGGAAGAAATTGATCTTGATAGATTGCCAATGTTCGAAGTTGAGAATATTTTTTTAAATCTTCGAGCAAGATCAATGGGTGAAAAGGTAGAAATCACCTATGTCTGTCAAAACGTTGTTGATGAAAGAAAGTGTGGTGCTGAAATGGATTTGGAGGTGGACCTTCTTCAAGTTACAACGAAGATGGGAAATGTGAATCCAGTAGTGCAGTTGACTGACAATATTGGCATTAAGATGAAATATCCTACTTTCGAAACTGCTAAGAAGATTCAGTTAGAAAGAGATTTAGATTTGGTAATTAAGATCATTCGTGAGTGCACGGAATTTATTTTTGATAAAGAGCAAACTTATCCTGTGAGTGATGTTGATGAAAAAGAATTTGACGATTTCATTAACAGTTTGAGTCAAGAACAATTTGGAAGAATTAAGAACTTTTTTGATAACATTCCAAAATTGAGTTATACAGGAAAGGTTGAATGTCCAAGATGTAAGAAAGAACATGATGTTGTTCTGGAGGGTATTCTAGATTTTTTCGAATAATGCTTCGTGAAGAGAGTTTGAGGAGTTACTTCCTCAACAACTTCTCGTTGATGCAGTATCATAATTATTCTTTACATGAATTAGAATCGATGCTGCGATGGGAAAGAAAGACTTATATTTCTCTAG